TGGTTATGCCATGCGTTGGGGTCAGAATACTTCTTTGAAGCACGACTTCCTAACTGCATTGAGGGAGCCGTGAATATATCTAACTGAGGATTCGGATCTGTCTTTTTAAACATTGTCATTCTTTTAATTGATGGTGTAAAGATACGAAAATTATTCCAGATAACAGCATAAATCAGAGATTATTTTCGTGAAATATAAACATTTTAAACAAGCCTTACTTTTTAAAGTGGGCTCATTTTATTAAATGATGCGATGCAGGTTAAGCCTGCCGGCATCCACGTGAATGTGAACGAGGGAATGAAATCCCTCAAGTATGTAATCAAGCGCGAGGCTAAGCGTCTCATAGCTACCAAGAGCGAGACCTTCAGCTTCCTCTGCGAGGAGAAGGTAACGTATGGCGAGGTAGCTGTCACCATGCTAGGCATAGCTGCATTTGTGGCTGTCATGTTCGTAGGTGGATTTCTATTCGGAGGGGAGGTGATGTAGTTATGGAAGAGATGAATAAAAAGACTCAGGACGTAGCGGTTAGTGCATCACCATGGCAAGATATTGCCCAGGTTGAGGGCAATAAAGCGCCATCACCGGATAAAATTGAGAGCGTCGGCACGCAGGTTGGACAAGAGACAAGAAAGGAGGAATGAGCGATGAAGAAAAGTAGAAGACGCATCCACAAGCTGACAGCCAAGGATATCATCAGGTGCGAGTTCTTCGCTATCGAAGGCAGGCAGATGAACGCCCATAAAGTGGAACTCAAATATCTGAGAGACAACAAAGTTGTCGCATCAGTTGTTTTCATCGATGATGAGCCACACAAGCAGACTATTATCCGATGGTATGATCATCGCTATTATACTCTTAGGTATGGAGCTAAAGAGGTTGAGCCATACAAGATGACTCTAGCCATGTGGAAAACCATAAACAACGATTAGGCATGAACGAAAATAATTCAACCAACCTGCACATGACAGCAGACGTCTGGAATGCGCTAGTAGATATGATGAACGTTGGCCAGCTGGACAACTTCATCGAGACTCTTGAGTTTGCTCAAGACAAGTTTATCTCAAACGAGGTAATAACCAATGCCGTGGATGATTTCGGCGGTGCCGGACAGGTTCTCCTGATGCTCAATGCATTCAAGCGCATGGAGAATCTCTTCAAGACCATCAACCAGGCTCTGAAGGCGAAAGGAGGTGTGGCATAATGAAAGAACGCAAACGTATCGTGGGATTCTCGCCAAACGACAATTCCCCAGAGCCTTCCGTAGAGGAGAAGGAAACCAAGGTGAACTATACCCGTATGGCTCTGGACACGTATCTGTCAGACTACCAGCCGTATAATCCAGATGACAACAATGAGGTAGATTTCAAGACCTCTAAGGAGATACAGAACGACCTCAAGGATATGGTAATCGCTCCAATCTCCATCATTACCGATTATATGGTGGAGCGAGGTTTCAAGATGGTTAAGATAGAAGGCGGAACGCTCGCCTGGCATCTGCAGTACGATCATCCCTTCTAGAAAAAATCAAGCTTTTGCATTAATAATTAAATACTGGTTAGGCTAAGCGTAGCCTATGCTTCATAAGTTATTTAAGTTAATAAGTAGTACCCAGTCACCGTGAGGTGGCTGGGTATTTTTATATTCACCCTCCCTATCCTATCTTTGCACAAGTTTAATGAAACAAAGATATGATTACAGTTATCCATCAACCCAGCTCGCCGGTATTTACCAGCGCCCTCGACACCTTCTCGTTCAAGATAGGCGGCGAGAATGCCACCGTCGCCATCACGTGCGACGGTGAAGAACTGCTCAGCGAGACCTACTACCCTGTATCGGGCAACATCACCATCTACGACCTCGGTACCCTCATAGCCGATGCAGCCAGAAGAACCGTGGCTGCCACCTGCAAGATCAGCATCACGGAACATACGGGAGACAAGAATGTAGATACCTGGAGCAAGGAGTTCAGCGTATATTATGCCACCGTTGACGTGAACATGAGCTGCCAGGCATTCCTGGATACATTCTTCCTCACCCTGCTCGACGGCACCAAGCTTACACAGCTGGGCCATCGGGAATACCTGCATGCTGCAGGCGAGGAGAGTACCACGCCGGAGGTGGTTGCCAGCTACTACAACAGGAAGTCGGGCAGCATAAGCACCGCAACCATCGATGCATCAGCCACCCCTACCCATACCGTGAACGGCATCACCACCTTTGATGTTTCACCCGACAGATACTACGATGAAGCCAAGGGCAGTCTCTTCGCCTATACCGTGACCGTGGGCAGGCGAGTGCAGGAGTACCAGATAGACCATACCCGGGCAGTAGCCGACCCGGTGCTGCTCTTTACCAACTCTTTCGGATGCCAGGAGATTTTCTACTGTCTGGGCAGAAAGAAGATAGCCCCTACCTTCGAGCGCAAGCAGGCGGTAATCTCCGGCAGGAAAATCAACTATGCCGTGAAGGAGACCCGCTCCTTCGAGGGCGACACCGGCATCATTCCGCCATCCATGGCACACTTTGCCGAAGACCTGCTCAGAAGCGATGAGATCTATCTTTTCCGGGATTATACCAAGGACAAGGAAATCACCTTCACCGACTCGAAGAGCGAACGGACCAACGAGGAAGACGACATGGCAGAGTTCACCTTTACGTATCAGTATGCCCAGAGAGTGCAGAACGTAATCTTCAGGGATGTAGAGAACACGGGAGGCAGAATCTTTGATGACTCATTCGATGATACGTTCAACTAGAAGTTTCACCCTTATAATTTTGTCGCAGATATGAAAGAAAAGACACCCAAAGCCATTCACATCAATGAACTGAGGCGTGCGCTGGATATTTCCCGCATCGACCGCACGCCCGTGGACCTGGACTGCTGGAAGGCAGCCGACGGCTCCATCATCCAGTACCGGGGCTGGCTGGTGAAGAGCAGTTCCTGGCAGCAGGGAACCCACAACCTCTACAATCCGGTGAATCACCAGATACGCAAGGTGAGGGATATCTTCATCTTCAGATACAATGACCATCCAATATACTTATAATAATTATGGCAAGAAACAACAACAGCAACAACATAGACATCACCTATGCCACCATGGGCGAGGTGATGGATTATCAGACATCATCGCCCACGAGCGGTTTCACGGAGTCGTCCACCGTCTTCGATGATGACGGTACCACGCCTCTCGTCAGCGTGGAAGTCGGGGGAAAGGAATATACCTATGTACCCTTCGGCTACGAGAACCAGCTGCCCTACGAACTGATCAACAACATTGGCAGGAGCAGCGTGATGGCTCAGAACAAACTCTTCAACGTGCTCACCTGCTACGGCATGGGCTTCCAGTACAACGACATCGAGACCAAGCTGCCTACGAAGGACAGGGAGGTGAACCTGTTCCGGATGCACAACTCGATGAGCCGCTTCTTCCTGGAGCAGATTACCGACATGAAGTATTTCTTCTTCTGCGTATCTGCCATCGTGCTCAACAAGAAGGGCGACAAGATTGTGGCGGTAAGACACAAGGAGGCGTGCTACTGCCGGTTTACCAAGAGCGTGAACGGACGCTCGGAATATGTGCTCTATGCCAACTGGAGAAATGCCACTGTGCCAGCCAACATAGAGGTGCTGCCGCTGCTCGACGAGCTGGATCCGCTGGGCGACCTGCAGAAGCGCATGGGGCTGGACGGCCAGAACGGCAAGGTGAAGGCAAGACAGTCGGGGCAACCGGGATGCAAGGACAGGGTCTTCGCTATCGTTACCCGCTTCCCTACCCCGGGCTGCCAGTACTATCCCGTGCCCTACTACTCCGCCATCTTCAGGGACAGATGGTATGACATCTCCCGTCTCATCGCCATCGGCAAGATGGCGAAGCTGAAGAACCACGCCACCATCCCCTACCTGGTAGAGATACACAACGACTACTGGCGCGGCATCTTCAAGGAGGAGCACATCACCAGTACGGAGGAACAGAAGAAGCGCAAGCTTGCCGAAAAGGAGAAGATACGCGACTTCATCTCGGGCATAGAGAACAGCGGCAAGCTCTGGATAGCGGGCTACTATACCACGCCCGACGGCAAGGAGGTGAAGATGGTGCGCATCACCCGCATCGATACCTCGAAGGACGGAGGCGACTACAGCGATGATATCGCCGAGAGCAACAACATGCAGTGCTATGCCGACAACATCCACCCCAACCTGGTGGGCGCCACTCCCGGCAAGAGCCAGAGCAACAATTCGGGTTCCGACAAGCGCGAGCTCTTCACGCTGAAGCAGAGCATAGAGAAGGCATTCCACGACCTGATGGAGACGGTTCACTGGGTGATCATCTACTTCAACCACTGGGAGAAGAAGGTTTATCCGGATGTGCCGCTCATCATGCTCACCACCCTTGATGAGAACAAGGATGCCAAGAAAGTGTCTAACAATCCAAATTCAAAGACAGATGATTAATATTACTGCAGAACAGTTTGAGCAGCTCCTTCCGTTCGTGGGGGCTGCCACGGAAGACGTCTTCACGAAGATGCAGCCTGCGCTGGAGAACGTATATTTCGACCTGGTGGCTACGGTCATCGGTTCCGACTTCGAGGATGCCGCCTGTGCTAAAGGCAGCGCTTTACTGGGCAATATCCGCTCATACGTCATCCTGAAGGCATTCATCCTGCGTCTCCGTTCCAACGATCTCATCATGACCGACAACGGTTTCGGTATCGTTTCCAACGAAAACATATCGCCAGCATCCCAAGCCAGGGTGGATGCCCTGCTCAGGGAGCTGACCTACAAGCAGGACCTGCAGCTGCATGGCGTGCTGAACCGCCTGCGCACGGTGGAAGGCTGGAGCGAGACGGTGCAGGCGTGCAACAACATCGCCTCTTTCTTCTGGTCGCCATTGACGCTGAGGGCTTACTCGAGTGTACGCGGGTTCGTCACCTTCGACGACCTGGCAGCCCACCGCAACGAGATAGGAATGGCAGAACTGGTGCTGCGCAAACAGTTCTCCGACTCGCTCATCGAGCAGCTGCTTGAGGAAGAGCGCAAGGCACAATATGAGCCATTCCATCGGCACGCCATCGTGAAAATGTGCCATTTCATCGGTGCTCACATTTCTACAAAAGAGGCTCCTGCCGACCCTCGATACAAGGATCTTGCCTATGCTGCAGCAGCCAACTTCATAGAGGAGAACATCGATAAATTCCCAAAATACAAGGATTCACCGGCCTACAAGGCCAATCACATGCAAGCGTATGAGAACAAAGCTGACGACCCGACCTTCTTCTTTGGATGCTAACGGAACGCTGAACCTTCACGTTCCCCACTCCTGGAGTGAATTGACACAGGACCAGCTGCGCTATGTGCTCATCCTGCTCACCCAGGGATGGGAGGAGTGGCAGGTAAGAACTTATCTCTTTGCCCGGTTTGCCGGCATAGACGTACTCAACGAGAAGAAAGACGGATGGCTATGCGAGGTGGAGACGGATAAAGGCAAGAAGACAAGATTCTTCCTGGAGCTGTGGCAGGTGCAGAGCTTCTGCGAGGCATTCGACTTCGTGTTTGAAGATACCGGGGCTGAAAACAGGCTCGATTCCATCGGACTCTACAAGGCGACAGACCTGGAGCTCTACGATTACCCGTTCGAGTATTACATCTGTGCGGACAACTACTTCCAGCAGTATCTGCAGTCGGACAAGACGAGCGATGAGCCGCTGAAGGAACTGGCACGATATCTCTATCTGGACAATGAGGGCAACCAGGCAGCGCACATCAAGTGCTCTACCTATGAGCTGATGGGTGTGTTCCTCTGGTTTATGTGGATAAAGCACAACTTTTCCACAAAGTTCCCCCATCTCTTCAAGCCTGCAGCTGAAGGAGGCGAAGGAGAAAATGACATGGAGGCATCGATGAATGCACAGATCCGGGCACTCACGGGCGGGGATATCACCAAGGAGGAGACTATCAGGAAAGCCAATGTGTGGCGGGCACTCACCGAACTGGATGCCAAGGCACGCGAGGCAGAGGAGTTAAACAAGAAACTGAATAAATCATGATCAAGACAGAAATCAATACCCCATCGGTACAGGTGGGCTTCGATGCATTCTCTTACTTCAGAGACCTGGCAAAGCGCAACAAGCTATGCTGCGAGCTGGGTTTCATTCCTACCACATGCTCTACACCACAGGCTTTCGAGGGAATGCTGGCCAATATGTCGAAGGGCAGGAACTTCATCGTCATAGATGACACCAACGACGGCAACGTGGCCATCAACGGCGACGGCAGTTTCCGCAAGGTTGTCACCTATACGGTGTGGATCCTGATGCGATACAAGTTCAACGACATGAACGACCGCCAGGAGAAGCTGAACACCTGCAGAAAGATTTTCCGGCAGTTTCTGAGCCGTATCATCATCGACAAGATGAAGTGGGAAAGCGACTTTACCTATCTGCTGAGCGACCAAGTGGACAACCGGGAGATAGGCGCATATTTCATCAACGGGCTCACTGGCGTGGAATTCCACATCGACGTGAGCGAGCCATTAGACCTGGTATATGACAATGAAGAATGGAACGAATAACATCAAGACTCCCGTATCTCAGGAAGACATCCATGCCTACGAGCGTGGATGGGCAGAAGAGATGGTGAAAATCTGGAAGGAGAAGATCATGCACTACCGCATCCGCCATACGGGTGCTCTCTTCAACAGCGTGCAGGCTACTTCCTTCGGAGGTTCCAGCCGCACGATTGCCCATAAGTTCCTGCTCTACGGCCTGTATCAGGAAGCGGGAACGGGCAACGGTTATTACCATGGCAATCCAGGAGATCTCCCGTTCCTGGATCCGAAATACCGTGCGCAGCATCATCTGGGCGAACCCAGACAGAGGCGTCCATGGTTCAACCGGAAGTATTATGCATCCATCATGAAGCTGAACGATATGGAGGGCTATTTCTATGGCGAGGAATACCAGGGTCTGATGGCAGACCTCTTCAAGCAGATGTTCGGCAAGCTGTAGTGTATTTTTGTTAAGGGAATCTTATTTGTATTTTTGCTTCAAAATTAAAATAAAAACATGCAAAACGAAAATACCATACAGGAACTGACCAGGATGCTCACCGGCATACGTGATGAGCGTGCCAAGGGAGCCAACACGGCATGGCGTGTGGGAAGCGCCCTGCTTGCCCTGCTCGACTATGCCAAGCAGGACAACGGAACCTACCTGTCCAGGGAACATGACGATGCCGCTGCCGGTGTTATCACTTTTCTGAAAGGAATCGTCTCTGAATCAACGGCTAAGATGAAGGGAGGCACACAGTTTGGTAGTTTTACCTCGGGCATCATGGGCGGCACGGGTGCGCAGATTGACGAAAAGGGCAATGCTGAGGTGGAATCGATTACTGTGCGAAGCTCTGTTATCGCCAAGGAGCTTATCGTGAACCGCCAGACGGCAATGGAAAGCAACTTTGTGTTCACGGAGAGCGGACTGATTGAGAGTGTAAGCGAGATTCCTGCAACATCTGAAGGCGGCAATACCACCTATTTACTGAGGCTTCAAAAACGATGGGAAGGTGACTTTACGGCTTTCAGGGAGAACGATGTGATTTTAGCATCGGTCAATAGGCTATCAGGAAATGGGGGGTATTATGATATGTGGCTGAGAGTTCTTTCGGTGAATACCGTTGCAAACACCATTACTGTGGTCTGCTATCCCGATAGCGAGGTTCCTTCTGGTGCGAATCATCCTCCTTGCGAGCTTGCCCGGTTAATCCGCTGGGGCAACGCCGTGGATGAAGACAGGCAGAGCTGCTGGTATATATCGTCGTCTGACGGATTACTTGTCTGGCTTGATCATGTAACGAAGCCTATCATCGATAAAAGTAACTATTCGGTGGCCATCGGCAAGCTTCCAGATGCGCTGTCGTTCATCTTCGCAGATTATCCTCTTGCAGACAAGCGTGACGGAGCGTTCTATGCCAAGTATCTGGCTGTACAGAATATTCTCAGGACGGACTACCAGGGCAACGTAAAGCAGGATGTTGTTGACAGAGGAAAATGGTCGCTTGAAGTAGCCAGAGGAGACAAGCCATACCGGTGCACTGCCACAGAAGTACATGACGTTTGGCACTACGGTTGCAGGTGGAGATGCCTTGTAGATAAAACGGCTGTTGAACCCAAATACGCAAGCACTGGCTGGGCGTTCGTTGAGGGTAATCCGGAATTCGCAATCAATGTCGTATCTTCAGATGGCTGGAGATTCTCCAAGAATTATGTTTTTAGCCGGAGAAACGACCTTGGCGAACTCACGGCCTTCACTACTCTATCCGTGGTCGGAAAGCTATACAACAACGATGTAACAGAACATCTTTTCAACGTTGCATGGACCAGAGATACAGGAGATGCAGAGAAAGATAACCAGTGGGCACAGCAGGTGGCACAGAGAAAAGACCAACTCACCCTACCGCTCAAAGGAAGCGATCTGGGAGAAAAGTGGTCGTACGATAATCCTTGTGTCTTCAAGTGTACCGCTGAAATTAAAGATGGCGAGACTTACTCGTCTGAAATTGAGATTGAATTTTAAAATTGTAAATTATGGTTTTAGCAAGAAGTAACAGAAAGAAAATGGATAAGGCTCCTGTCATCTACTCGACTATGTGCAATATCGAGGTAATGGCAGACGGCTACGTTCCGAACACGCAGAACTACGATGCGATTGATGACATTTTCTATCCGGACTACAATGATGGACCGCTTAACCTGTTTCCTCGTTGTACGCTGATTAACCCAGACTCTCCGATAGCAGCCGTGACATGTAATAGCAAGCTGCTTTCATTTGAATGGTTCGAGGTGACACAGAGCGGCCAGACGCCTATCTACAGCCTGGGAGTAACTATGCCAGACGGATACGATGTTGTTACATCAGGAGATTATGCGGGTCAGCTCGTTGTCAAGAAAAACGGCAAGGTCGGCATTCCTAGAGCGATGCGATTCGTAGGAATCTATGTGGAAGATGGTCACACATACAAGTTTGACAAGAGTATTCCGCTTATCACCAACGACGTTTCCCTTGCAAGCATTGAGCTGATGATAGATGCCGATAAGGCGACAATCTACAATCCACTCCGAATGGGCGAGCAGCAGACCATCAACGCAAAGGTTATGAAGGGAACTGAGGATATCACTAATAGTGATAAATGCAAGCTGCTCTGGTTCCGCAGAGATTCGAAGGGTACTGAAACCCCGCTTACAGGCAACGTAGATTTCGATAACATCGATATCGTTTCTGCCGTCAAGACCGCAAATGGAAGCATTACGTCGATCACCGTCAACCGCGAGTTTATCGGAGACGGGCAGACTTATGTGGTTTACGCTCTCTACCGTGCCAGCAAGAAGTTTCCAGCTGCGCCTGCCGAGTATGATCCTCGGGCGTACACGACTATTAAGCGTCAGTTCCCTGAGCTTACATGTGAGGTGCGAGGAGATGGACTCCGTTCCAACACGGATGCAGCATGCGTGAAGGCTATTGTTAGCGACGGGCAGGGCGTTGTCGAAAATTGGAACCGCTATCTCTACGCTTCCTGGAAGGTATCTGATGGTACGAAAGAGGAAGAGAAAATGCGAGGCGAAGAAGTAATGATGCCAATGGAATATGGAAAAACATTCTTCTGCGATATAGAAGACAGAGGAACCAATAAGGTACTTGTTTCTGATACCGGCGAATGGCTTACTGATGCCGATGGAAACGTTATCGTAACAAGAGATTACGAAGGCGACTGAGCGATTGTTTAATATATTAAATATACGATTATGCCATATTACGTAAAAGTAACAAAAAAGGTGAGAGAAGCAATTCTGCCAGCTTACCTTGTAGTGCAGAAAACATTTGACGGGAATTATCTTCTGTTCCAGTCTGCACTCGAAAAAGTAGAAGGCAATACGCTTTCTGAGAGATGTAAGAGAATTGGTGGCGCCCTGCTCACTCCGTTGGAGGCTAAGGCCGAGATTAAAGGAACAAGTTGCCTTCCTTGCCATACGCCTAAGGAATATGGTGGTGAGGATACTGAAGAGAATACGGCACCAGGCATTGATACCGGTATCGGTGCAGGAAGCGAAAGCACGGATGCCGGCACTGAGGAGCCTGACAGTCCAAGTGGGGCGGGCGACAGCGAAACCTCAGAAGGGGATCTGGAAACCGGAACAGAAGGGGCTGACACCGCAAAGGACGCAGAAATAGTAACAAATAAAGAAAGCGAGGTAACAGATGAGTAAAAGTAGTGCAACCTTTAGAATTATCAGTATATCAAATGGTAAGTCATACTACCCTTTATTGCTGTGCGACCAGGGTGATATTAACCAGTATTACAATGACGCTGGTGATGTCGTACCTGTATTTAACGAGAATAACTCTCCGTTATTGATGCTCCTTCTGTATGATTCCGAGAACAGCGCAAAGTCTGTTGTGATTAAGGACGAAAATATCATCTGGTACGTTAACGGCAAGCAGCTTTCATTCTCGGGCGGAAAATCAACAACGACATTTGGTGTTAACAACGAGACAGGACATTTCGTAAAGATGTCGAAAGAGATTGACGGCGTGGCCGTTCAGTGCTTAAAGGTTGTCAAAAACCTGATTAACATTAACGGCAAAAGTTCGTTCTCCATCACGGCAGTTGCCACTGTTCCGGTTGATAATACAAGCTTCGGTGCGACAGGAATCTTCCCGGTAACAATTGGTTATGGCGATGTATCCTCCAAGAAGGTGAGAATCCAGTCTCCTGCAACATACAAGGGAACTCCTTTTGTCATCTCCGTGAAAGACGGAAGCTGCCAGCTTGAAGCCGTTGTCGTTACAAGTAGCGGAACAACAAAGGACGGGTTCACGTTTAAGTGGTCCCAGCAGAAAGATGGCGCCTGGGTGGTTCTCGAAGGTAAAACGGACTCCATCCTTGATGTATCAGAGGGAATGGTTAACGGAGCAGCGCTGTTCATGTGTGAGGTGTCAAACGCCAATGGCGTATATGGTACAGATATTCAGAGCGTGACCGATGTTTCGGACCCATGGCAAGTTTACCCTAACCCGGTGGACGACAACGGAAAGCCGGCATCTCTTATCAGCTATAAGGGAAGCGGTGTGGCATTCAGATTTAAGCCATACGTGAAACATGCCGGTTCAGATACCAAGCTTGATGCTGCAAGATGCAAGTTCAGCATGGGATTGTTTGATTCCGTAGGCACGAAGCTAAACAAAAAGGGTTCCTCGGCAAACCCTCCATTCCTCGACTCAGACGAGAAGACGGAGTTTGTAATACCGGAGGAGTTCATTACCGCGAATAACGGAATCGATGGAGAGATAATCTGTGTTATCACGGATTTGACAACGTAAAAAACAAAAATTATGACTATAGTACGCAAAGCATTTCATATAGCAAGCGTTTCAAACGGCGAGGATGCGGTCTCTTACGAGATCGTACCCTCTACCAGTGCCTTGTCTGTTGATGCGAACGGCAACTGGGCCAGCGGTACTGTACTATGGAATCAGGATAAATCTTACGCAGTTGTTAAATGCTATGTATATAAGGTGGTAGGTTCTAAGCGTGAACTATGCAAGGGAACCGTGTTGTACTATACAGCTGAAGGCTCTAAGGTTTCGAGGTCCATCTTTAATAATGGGGTTTTCTATGTCTATATAGATAAGTCGGCAAGCGTGATAGATGTATGCGTTTATGCGTTCAACATGGCAAGCGGCAAGCCGTCTGGCGACCCGCTTGCCATGACGAGCATCACCATCAATCACGATGGAGCAAATGGTAAGGATGGTGCTTCTGTTACCTGCGAATATTCCCGTGACAAAGTATCATGGGAAAAAGATTTTAGTGACGGATGCATCTATATGCGTGTGAAGACCGGAAGCGGCGCATGGAACGTGATGCGTATTGTTGGCGAAAAGGGAGCCGATGGCATAAATGGCAGTTATACCAAATACGATTTTGCCATCAGTGCAAGAGAGACCACTACGGACATTAATACTCAGCCTAGCGACATCAAGAGTACAGACTGGCAAGACGCTCCGCTGAAGACCACCGCAGCGAAGCCATTCCTATGGTATCGGGTTACCCATTACGACAGCAAGGGCAAACCAGGCACTCCCTCGTACGTGCGCATGAACGGAAAGGATGGAGCCAACGGAACATCAATCAACATCAAGGGCAAGAAAGACGCGCCTAACCTGCTTCCCCAGAGCGGAGTTAATCTCGGCGATTGTTATCTGATTGCCGGAGAGCTATGGGTGTATGCCAACGGAGACAGTTCTGATGCCAACGTCATGTACGGTTTTGTTAATTGCGGAAGTATCAAGGGAGAGCCTGGCGAGAATGCCACCCAATACTATTACCACATAGCTTGGGCGGAAAACATCACTAAGGATGCAAGCGGAAAGATTACGGTTACCGGTTTCAGTACATCGGATCCTGCCGGTATCGGTTATCCGTACATGGGTGTATGCTATACTACCAGTGCTAAAGATCCAAGTACTCCCGATTCGTACAAATGGGTCAAGGTGGAGGGTAAGCCTATTGTGTCATACGAGATTCGCCTTGATACAGATTCCGTTACGGCAGACGGCAAAACCGGAAAGTTCCTTTCGAAGGATTTGGGGAGCTTCCATTTCATCAAGCATACGGGCGATAAATCGGAAGAGTTAGACAAGGTGTTTGAAACCGATAACTATATTGTCATATATGTTGGCTATGACGGGAAAACGGCTGAATATAGTTTGGGTGATGGTTCGGGTAACATATACGACTGCCTGATGATGAATACAGAAGAAGAAGCCGTAAGCTTAATGAAGTTCTTCTGGTATGATGCTCCTGTATATGTCAGCAACGGAAATGATAAGGACTATGATTACGTTGAGGAGCTTAAAGCTACTCAGGGAATCCCTACTGAGCACATGAATTTGAACATCTTGTCAAGTGCGGTATTTACTGTTATTCGCCAGCCGAAAGATGGTGAGCGTGGCAGCGCAGGCGCAATCTGGAGACATCACAAGGGTTTCGTTGATTCTTCGGAGACGGAGCCATACGAGTATATGGCTGGCGGAAGTGACGAGAAATTCATTGATGCTGTACTGATAGGCAAGATTTGGTATCGATGCATTCTGAAATACGAGTCAACAGGCAGGACGGATACGAGGAATACTCCGGGTTCTTCCGAGTTCGGCAAGTACTGGTCTGCGGCTGACATGAGCATGGCCTTCATTGCGACCGATTTCTTTCTCGCGGAGAACGCCAAGATCAACCTCTTCGGGTCGAACGAAATCAACCTGTATAGTTCGAGTGAGGACGGCAAGATATTCGGTTCCTTCAGGGTTCCGAATGGAAATGGTGATGGTTCAACCTATGCGCTATGGCTTGGCGCAGAGACGGGCAGCGAGGCTCCGTTCTCGGTAACGAACAGAGGATACCTGAAGGCTATCGATGCTGAAATTTCCGGAACCATCATGGCGAAAGGTGGAAGTATAGGCGGATTTAAGATTAACGAGGACGCTCTTGGCTCTAATAATGGGTACAATATGTATCTCACGAACAACTTCATTCATTTCGGAAACTGGGGAGCTTTCTTTCACAACGCAGGATATAACATCAATCTCGGATACCAGAATCGACATGGTGTGGAAGTTAGTTCTTTTTCTAGTGACACGAACGATATTAATGTGGGAGGATACTTCTGTGTTACAGCTAACTCGGAAAAAGATAAAGGCGGATATTGTGCCGCACTGGAATTGGCTAGCATGTGGGCAACTGGAGCAGGTGATATTGATATGACTGATGCCGAAAAGGGCAATCATGCAATACTTATACGGAATGGGGACGTTGCCGGCTTGAGGCCATCTTTTGTCCGTATCAACAAGAGTAAAGAGCTCTCCAGCTACAACTATAACATCGAGTGCTATAATGCAAATGATATAACCCTCACCTTGCCAGACACAGAAGGCGCATGGGGACAGCATCTTGTCGTGATTCAGCGTGGAGACGGAAAGGTAATTTTTACCTCGACAAATAATATTCATGACCTCAATGCCAACAAGGACTCGAAAACTTGGTTCTCGGGAACCAGAGGTCAGGTAAGTTATTTCTGGTTTAACGGTACTGAGTGGCTGGTTAGGTATATAAACAGATAAATAGATAGATATGAAATACAATTTAGAAAACGTAGAGGTCTATACCTCAATCGACAAGTCATCTTGTCAAGTAGTGAACCTCCGCAAGGACATCGCAAACCTTGTGTATAACCGCGGAAACGGCTTAGGTCTCGAAGGTACTGCCCTCGCAACCAAGATGTGGAACGGTAATTCTGAGACGGAGTACAATGAGAGAGAGACGGAAATCATCCGCAAACTGGTGGTTCAGAATTGTGCTCCATGCGTAATTGATGCGGTTGTCGCAATCATCGGAAACGGAGAAGAGAATAAGTAATTTTGAGTAGTAATTTTTTAAAAGTAATAATTATGGGAATTCAGACAAAGAAAATGAGCGAGTGGCTCGCTTCTAATGGTCAGGCTGTCACTAACGCAAGTAAGAACACAATGATTGAAGCTGTTAAGGCGAATTCATTGCAGATGTACGACGGCGTATTCGTCATGTATCATCGTAACAGCGACGGCTGGCCTTTAGCAGTTAGAGTAAACGACTGGCCATCACTCCAGTCGGGCGGCCAGATTGCCGACGGTGTGTTACTCGTAGAGGGTGGTAAGCATATTGTTATTGCTCCTACCGAGGCAAGCGCAGGACTTCCATGGAGTTCTAAGCCAACCAAGGTGACAGGTTCGGACGGAAACGTTTCAAGCAAGGGTGATGGCGTGAATATCAGTGGCGTAACCACGACAGGTGATAGATTGACTGCGTTTGCGGATTTCACCGGCAAGACCAATACTGGCGCTATCATCAAGGCAAGTTCGACAACCAACATCACCAACACGGAGGCGTATGCTCCCGGATTCTGTAACAAGTATTCTCGTGCAAACGCAAACGGTAAAGGTTTGCTGGCAGGCAAGTGGTGGTTGCCATCTCTCGGTGAGCTGGCTATGATTTGGGCTAACTTCGATAAGATTAACTATGCCCTGTCAAAGATTAACGGCGCAACACAGTTGCAGAAGACATGGTACTGGTCTAGTACCCAGGGCTCGGCTGATAGCGCTTGGAGCTTGTATCTGAGCGACGGCCTCGTGAACTACCGCTATAAGTTCGCTCAGTACTTGGTTCGTCCGGTTTCAGCATTTTTACAGTAGTTAGTAGTTAGTTCTTTAATTCTCCCACGCCCTTAAAGGCGTGGGGTAACAAGTTATTTGAGAAAAAGGTATTTATAATGGCAAAGATTGCTAGTGAGACGAGAATTTATAGAGAGACTAAGAAGTTTCTGAACGAGGTGATTTATGTAATCAAGGATTTCCCGAAAGAGCAGAGATATGTTGTTGGTGACAGAATCGAGCGTACTGCGATCAATTCTCTGCATATTATAGCAAAGGTCTATATGGAGAGAAATCTAAGGGTACGAATCGCTGAAATGACTGAGCTGCAATCCAACCTGGAATTATTAAATACCTTGATCGAGATAGCCGGAGAACATCAGTGGATAAAAGGCAGGAGCAAGTTGGCAAACTTGCTCCTGTTGATGGATAGTATCGGACGGCAGAGCACAGCATGGAAGGGTTCGCTCGTCGCAGCCTTTGAAAGGGCGGAGAGTGAACGTAGTCAGAGCTAGGGAGGTACGCCAAACTAGGAGAACAGTCTTCCGAAATAAATGGGCCACAACCATCATTTATGGTAAAGAACAAGATATGTGGCGTCAACCCAGAACTCGGCTGATAACGCTTGGAACTTGAATCTGAGCGACGGCAACGTGAACAACAACTATAAGTTCAATCAGAACAGGGTTCGTCCGGTTTCAGCACTAATCAAGAAGACGCATTCCGAAAGGTTATAAAAAAAAGGAAAAGATAGAAATGATAGATTTCGAAACGATGCTAGAAGCATATCTAGACTGCCGCAAACGGAAGCGGAGCACAGTCGGCGCTACGGAGTTCGAGCTGAATTATGTTCGCAACTTAGTCGAACTGACAAACGAAGTTAACTCACGTCAATATAGAATCGGAAAGTCTATCTGCTTTGTCGTCCGCTATCCTCGCTATAGAGAAGTATTTGCAGGTCAGTTCAGAGACAGAATCATCCATCATTATATCGCATTGAGGCTGGAGCCGCTTTTTGAGCAGGTTTTCTGCGACAGAACGTATAACTGCCGAAAAGGTAAGGGGCAATTAGCTGGCGTGACTCAGCTTGCCGAGGATATCCGTGAAGAGAGCGAGAACTACACCCAGGATGCCTACGTGATGAAGGTTGACCTGAAAGGATTCTTTATGAGCATCATCAAGTCAGAGCTGGCAAAGATGATAGATGACTTTATCGTTGAGTACTACGAAGGAGATGACAAGGAAGATCTCAGGTGGTTATGTAATCTCGTCATCATGCACCGACCTGAGCTTTACTGCGAAAGAAGAAGCCCCCTGTGGATGTGGAACTTTATCCCGAAGGAGAAATCGCTGTTTACCAACGGCGATGATAGAGGAATCGCCATCGGCAATCTCTTTGTTCAGTTATTTGCCAACTTTCTGCTGAATGTGATTGACTGGAAGATTGATGCGGTATGCGTAAGACATGACAGATACGTGGATGACATTTCTTTCGTAAGCAAGGATAAAGCGAAGCTGCTGGCCATCATCCCTATGTTGAGAGAAGAGCTTGCCAAGCTTGGATTGAGGCTGAACGAGAAGAAAACATACATACAGCATTACTCCAAGGGTATCAAGTTTACCGGAGCAATCATTAAGCCTGGCAGAATCTATGTAGCCAACCATACAGTCAATAGTTTTGCACTGGCGGTTGGAAGACTAGGTAAAGCCGCCGAGTCAGGAATGATAGACGATATCAGAAAGGAAATCGCATCAGTCAACTCCTACCTTGGCATCATGACGCATTATAACGAATATGCGACTAAGAGGAGAATCATGGCGAAGCTACCGCCGAAGTTCTACGAATACTGCTACATAGAAGGTCACTTCGAGGTAGTAAAGTTGAAATACAAATACACGGAAAAGGCGATATACATGAATATCGCCAAAAATATAATGAATAAGAGAAATGAAGAAAAGAATACTGAAGAAACTTCCTACAGAGAAGGAGATAAACTCGCTTCTTAACAAGGGAGCAGAAATCGAAATCTATATGAAAAACGGAAGAATCAACATAGAGATAGAAGAGTCGCCATAACGCCAGAGCCGGCGTTACGGCATTTTCATTAACACACCTTAAAATTACTCAGATGAGCACCCTCTAGCGAAAACATTTCAATACCCATCGGCAACCCGTGAACCTTGTTTCCAATAAACTGGCAGTCTTCTATCACGGTAATCATCTTCTCGAAATCAGCCCTTGTTACCAACACGGCGCAACTGATTGCATCCATTCCGGAAATCTCCCTTGTGTAATAAAAGACAATACCTATCACCTCACCGCTCTCTATCTGCTTATACAATTCATAGGCTTCAGTACCCTCCTTGGGTTTATAGACATAATCCGTGTCAACGAGAACAACGGAAACATCACCCTTCGTGCCGCATCTATCTACGCTCACGCCCCTATAAGTATCAAATCTTTTAATATCCATAATTCCTGTATTAAAAATATGCCGCAAAGATACGAAATAATTTGGTTACACCATGCCCTTCTATCGTATTTTTATAGGTAGTAATTTAATTATATCTTTGCGCAAGAATATAAAAAGAATACAATTATGCAGAAGAATACAAAAGAATGGATTCAGTACGGGTCAGCGGTGGTATCACTCCTCCTCGCCATTATACTGGTTTATATCAGTTACTTCACGTCGCAATCTCGTGACGTGACAGATAATGTGCTCTGGTATTTTGCCCAGACACTTATGTATGCAGGCTCTATCTTCGGAGTTGGCATCGCTATCGATGCAAAATTCGCCGACTTAAAAGACAAATTTTTAAATCACAATAAAAATGAGACAGATTAAACGTATTTTCGTTCACTGCACAGCAGGTTCGCAGCAGCAGACCATCGACGATCTCAAGGCTGAGTTTCGCCGTAAGGGATGGAGCAATCCCGGTTATCACTATGTAGTCACACCTAATGGAGGTACTCATCAGCTTCTCGCTATCGAAGAAGTAAGCAATGGAGTGCAAGGCTACAATTCGACCGCCATCAATGTGGCTTATATGGGTGGCATTGATAAAGACGGTAAACCTGTGGATAACCGCACACCAGAGCAGAAGGACGCTCTCACTCTCCTACTCCACAAGCTCAAGCAGATGTTCCCTGAGGCAAAGATTATGGGGCATCGCGATATTTGGGGCACGGATAAATCGAAATGGAAGAAGATGTGCCCTTGTTTCAACGCTATCGAGGAATATAAAGATATCGCATCATGATGAAGAATCCAAAAACTACCATACAAATCCTGGCAGCCATGCTCATTGTGACCATGGTTGCCTTCATACGTTCTGCATACCAGAACGGAAAATTGCAGGCAGACCTCGACAGACAGACGGAAAACGTGGGGAGTCTTACCTATGATATTCAATACGGGAACCTGGATGATTCTCTTTCTGTGGCCAAGAACACAGCCCTTCAGGCGAAATGTGACGAACTGAAGCAGCTGCATCTGGCAGATACTAAACTGATCAGGGAACTCAAGGTAAAGCTCAAGGACGTGAAATCTATCCATACCGCATCATCCTCTACGGCGGATACAGTAAGAATAGAACCCGTACCCAATACAGCAGATTCCGTCTTTTCGTATCAGGATAAATGGCTATCCCTACATATCGACATCCCTGCCAGGTTGTGCCAATATATCTCAAGAGATAGTCTCACCACCATCGTGAGTAGAACCTACAAGCATAAGTTTCTATGGTGGCGCTGGGGGACGAAAGGCTACCAGGTTCAAATCGTCAACTTCAACCCGCATTCCAGGATAAACTATTCGAGATACGTGGAAGTAGTTAAATAATAGGGGTTAAAGCAAAGATTTAACATTAAAAACTTGCGTATTTCAAAGATTATTATTATATTTGCAACAAAGATTATAATAAACTTTAGAATTATGGTAGGTACATTGATATTCTCAGCAGTTTTGACTTATGCCACATTCGTCATTTTCCATGCTTTCGGAAAGCTTGGCAATAGTTCGTGTCCTCCTTCCAAAGCATTAGAACCTCTATTCGACACCTATGATGAGAAATACAATGAGCCAATTAGGCAAGCATCGCCGAACAACATGATCAGCGATATTGTTAAAAAGGGCTATCTTTTCTTTGTGACAATAGAGAATACTGTTACGGGAGACAAGCAGACTATCAGTAACAGAAATAAAAAATACTTAATATGGGATGCCAATAACATCGCCTACAAGTTCTACAATAAAGAACGAGGAATCATCAAGTAAATACGAGGTCGTAATCAATACGGTCTCGTATTTTTATTATTTTCCCGCCCTTGTTATCTTTGCCGTAAATATAAAAATATTCAATTATGGCAACAAATACAGATACCCACATCAGCAGAGTTATTCTTGATACCAAGGAGGCCAAGGATAAACTCAAAGAACTGCAAAAAAAGCTGGAAGACGTCAAAAAGGCAAAGGAAGAAGCCTACGCTAAAGGTGAATCAACAACAGCCCTTGAAAGACAAATCAAGAGGCTGAATGCTGAAGCTAATGCGTACATGACTACCCAGCAGAAGGTAAATCAAATACTCAAAAACCTTTCTTCTGCATCATATAAGGACTTGCAGACAGTGGCCAAAGCACTCAACAGAGAACTTAAAAGTGGCGCTATTGAGCGTAATTCCGAGGAATGGAAAAAGCTTCAGGGACAACTGCGACAAGTGAGAACAGAGATGCAGCGCATTAACAATGAAGGCAAGGCTACATCCGGCTTCTTTTCTAGACTCTGGAATGGTCTCAATAAAAACTGGGGAGCACTCACCCAGGTTCTGGGAAGTCTTACAGCTCTCACAGTAACATTGAAAACTTCAGCTCAAGCCTACGCCGACATGGAGGAATCTATGGCCAACGTCCGCAAATATACAGGACAGACCGATGGAGAGGTTCGCCGGATGAACGAAGACTTCAAGCGCATGGACACCCGTACAGCCCGCGAACAGCTCAATGAACTGGCAGGTTCTGCCGGTCGCCTGGGCATCACCAGCAAGGATATGATTGAAGAGTTCGTCGATGGAGCCGATAAGATTAACGTTGCGCTCGGCGATGACTTGGGTGAAGGAGCGGTAGATAAGATTGGCAAACTCGCCCAGATGTTCGGTGAGGATAAGACCAAAGGACTCCGTGGAGCCATGCTTGCCACTGGTTCTGCCATCAATGAACTCGCCCAGAACTCTTCTGCCAATGCCGGATATATCGTTGATTTCACCGCCGATCTTTCCGGTGTAGGCATCCAGGCTGGAATGACTCAGGCGCAGCTGATGGGTCTCGCTTCTGCTCTCGACCAGAACATGCAGGAAGAGGCAACCTCATCTACCGTCTTCTCCCAGCTCATCACCAAGATGTTCCAGGAACCGGCTAAATTTGCCAAGATAGCAGGCATAGAAGTTCAGAAATTCACCAATCTGATGAAAACGAACGCCAACGAGGGACTGATGCAGTTCCTGGGAGCCATGAAGGCTAGAGGCGGATTCGCAGAAATGGCTCCTATGTTCGAGGAGATGCAGTTGAACGGAACTCGTGCGGTTGGTGTTCTCTCTGCGGTAGCATCGCACTTAGACCAGGTAAGAACCGCCCAGGATCTCGCTGCCCAGTCGTACGCTTCAGGCACGAGTGTTATCAACGAGTTCAATGTTCAAAACAATACGGTGCAGGCTCAGCTCGATAAGGCAAAGCAACGTTTTGAAGACATCACGGTAGAACTGGGTGAGCAGCTCATCCCGGCAACCAGATACGCCATCTCTACTCTAAGTGTTGGCATACGTGTGTTATCAACATTGATAACTTTTACGGTTACCCACGTCAAGCAGCTCGCTGTTATAGGTTCCGCCATCGCTGTTTGCACAGCTTTATGGTATAAGGAAACTATCGCCATCAAGCTAAAAGCGGCTGCCACCACATACGCTGCTGCCGTAGATAAAGCATATATAGCCACAACAACCCTTCTGCGTGCTGCCATGGTAGCCCTACAGGCATCATGGGCGTATTTAACAAAGGGCGTACAAGGCTATATCGTTGTGATGAGGGCGGCCCGCTTAGCAAGTCTTACTAACCCATGGGCCGCACTCGCCACCGTTCTCACGGTGGTAGGAGTTGCGGTTTATGGAGCTGTCAAAGCTTTTACTTCGTATAATGAAGCTATGCGTAACAGTACGCAGGAAGCAAAGAATAACAGGGCGGTTGCGGAAGCGCAGGCAAGTCTCGCCAAGAAGGTATCTGATGCAACTCTTGATGAACGCAACAAAGTGGACATGCTTAATAAAGTTATCCATTCCAACGCCTACACCGTAGATGAGCGCAGACAAGCTATCGCAGCCATGCAGAAACTGGTACCAGAGTATCATGCTTCTATATCCAAGGAAGGAAAGCTGTATAATGACAACCAGATTGCAATCCAGAACTACATCAAAGAGCTGGAGAACGCGGCGATGGCAGAAGCTATATATGAGCGCAAGGTTGAAATCAACAAAAAGAAACTGGAACTGAAACGTAAAGAAAGCAGAATACGCCACTCTCTTAAAGCGGTCGATGCCGAACGTAAGTCACATCCTGAACGATACGAAAGCGAAGCAGTAGCAGATGCATTTACCGGACAGCTCATTGAACAGAATGATGCATTAAAGAGTAATGAGAAGCAGAAGGAGATTCATACACAGAGACTCAAGGAAAACCTGAGCCTGCAACAGCAACTCAATGCAGAAGAGACCTATTATAATACAGAACTCAGAAAGAATGCAGACCTTCGGAAACTGTATAAAAAGAAAGAGAAAAAGAGTCTCCAAGGCACAGGTGCAGGAACGAACAAAACAACGGGTCCCTCTGGTCATTACACCACTGAGAAGGAGAGAAAAGCTGAAGAGAAGGAAAGAAAGAAGCGTGAAGCTGCCGCCCGCAAAGCAGAAACCAAACGCAAGGCTGCCCTCAAAAAAGAGCTTGATGATGCCAAGAAAAGTACCGAGGCTCAGCAGTTGGAAGCTACAACCCTCTACTCTACCGGTCAGATTCGCCTGGCAGAATACAATGACCGCATGGCGAAGATTAAGGCGCAGGGACTTCAGCAGCGCATGGACATCCTTCGCAAATACGGCGAAGCTGAAAGCGAGGAGTATAAACGTCTGAATGCCCAGAAAGAGAAGGTCTCTGCCGATTATGAGCGCAAGCAGACGCAAGACCTCCAGGAACTGGAGTATGACCGACAGGTGGCAGAACAGGCCATCACCGCCGAATATTACAACAAGGATTCCGACCTCTATCATAACGAGAGTGCAACCAATGAGGCCCTCTTCCAGCTCGATCAGACTTTCCTCAAAGAGAAGCAGGCACTCTACCTGAAGTCCTCTGATGAGTACTGGCAGATAGCCAGAGAGATTGAGCGCAGCGAGCAGCAGCATCAGTATGACCGCCAGAAACAATACGATGACACGCTGATGCAGCTCAAGCAGGAGTATCTCACCCTCGGCAACGAACAGCAGATGAAACTGGAGCTTGCAGGACTAGACGAGGTCCATAAGGCTAGTCTCGTAAGCGAAGAGGAGTATCAGCGCATGAAGATGGGCATCGCAAACAAGTATGCATCCTACAAGCCGGACGCAAAAGACCAGGCGCGATCTGATGCAAACACCGCTCTCGATACCGCCAAGAAGATGACCAGACAGACCGATGACCATAGCGGTTCGCTCGGATCTGATAATCTCGCCACCATTGCGGGAGGCGCCATTGCTGCCATCCAACAGCAGAAGATGGTCAATGACAATCTTCAGAAGCTTCGCGAGGAGGATAAAATCAGCGAACAGGCGTACCAGGATGCCAAGAAGCAGATGAATCAGGAAACTTATCAGGATATAGCAGCCATCGCTGGCGCAGCCTTCAGCAGTATCAACAGTATGATGGGAGCAGCTTCAGCCTACTCGCAGGCATGTTCCGACCTGGAAGTAGCCAAGATTCAGGCGAACTACGACAAGCAGATTTCTGCTGCTGGCAATAATTCTGCCAAGAAGAAGCGACTGGAGGCGAAACGAGACAAGGAAATTTCTGCGGCAAAGACAAAAGCCAACAAGAAGGCGATGAAAATAGAGATCGCTCAGGCTGTCGCTTCCACCGCCATGTCGGCAATCAATGCCTACTCTTCAGCTGCTGCAATTCCTACTGTGGGTTATATCATCGCCCCTATAGCCGCCGGACTCGCAACTGCTGCCGGTATGCTCCAGATAGCGACAATTAAAAAGCAGCATCAGGCAGAGGCAGCTGGATATTACGAGGGAGGCTTTACGGGTCCTGGTCATTACAAGAAGGAGGCGGGCGTGGTCCATGCCGGCGAGTTCGTGGCTAACCATAACGCTGTGAATAATCCTCAGCTCCTTCCTGCCCTTCAGCTCATCGATGCAGCACAGCGCAATAATACCGTGGCATCGCTTACAGCCCAAGACGTTAGCCGTGCCATGGGAACAGGAGGTGCTGCCATTGTTGCGCCTGTTGTCAACGTCAATGCAGACAATGAGCAGGTAGGTGAATCTCTCGATAACGTAAACTCCACCATTGAAAAGCTCAACGAGCAGCTCAATCTGGGCATCAAATCATACGTGGTCATTACGGGGCCAGATGGTCTAGACCACAGATGGAACCAGTATCAGAAAATGAAATCAAACAAATAGTCTATGATTACATGTGTTATTAATGGTATGGCAGCCTATCCGGCTGCCAGCCAATCCATCAAGCTAACATACGCCAACCAATACGTCACGGACGATGGAGAATATTCCTACGACATCAACTTCCCGATGTCGATCATGAATAACCGAAGAGTCTTCCATAACGTAAGCCGATTCGACGTGTCAAAGGTCGCCCAGAAGTTTGACGACTGCAAACTATACGTAAGCGGTCGCCTGATTCTATCGGGTGTAGGAACCATCATCAGTGTAACGGAGTCGGAGATAAAGCTTCAGATAGTCGGAGGCAAGTCACGCATCAAGTTCAACGACAAGATGACAAGACACTACATCGATGAGATTACTTTAGGAACAGCAGATAAACCCGGGTATGATGTTGATAAGGGCTGGTCTCAGAAGTTCAAAGATAAGATTAGTGAAATATACAGGCTGGATGAGGATAGCTCGAAGTTTCTGGGAGTGCTGGGAAAATGGTGCTTCATGCCAGTAAGAGACGAAACAAACGACCTTATCGCCAATTTCGTTGGAGTGGATAGAACTAAGCAATTCATCGGTTACAACGCGCCATTTATCACAAACCTAGCTGTTCAGCCCAACCTGATGTATATCTTCCGCAAAGTGATAGAATATGAAGGGTACACTCTCAAGCGCAACGACTTAGACATCAAGCCATGGAACCTCTTATACATCGCTTCAGCTTACAAGACCCGTGAACTTCGCAAGGCGCTTCCTCATTGGTCCAGCTATACCTTTATCGAAGAATTCCGGAAACTCTTCAATGCCACTATCGTTTTTGACGATATCAGGAAGACCTGTTCTGTTATCAACGCTTCAGAACTGTCAACTGCGGACTCCGTAGAGATTGAACCTTTGGACGAATACACTACGGACTATGATGAAGATGGATCCTTCTCCACGTCCTCTACAGCAAACCTGGAATATAATCTTGGAGATTCTGCCAATAGAGACAGCTACGAAGTTATCTCGAAAAAGGTTTTCGATAGTTTTGAGACTGTTCATAGCAAAGAGTTGATGGGTTCAAATAGACAGTTTGCTTCTACCACGTTGTCATGGTCTGAAAGAAAGAAACGTCAGACGATCATCGAGAATTTCGGCGACTACTACATATACATGGAAGATGAAAACGAGAACAAAAGCTGGAAGCCTGTTGGCATCTGGTCTCCGCTAATCAGAGACAGTTCGTCTGAAGATTATGTTGATCTGAACATCTCACCTGCTGCACAAGTAGTGGAAAATATTAATTTCAAGTCGGGATTACTAGAAGACAATTACTACGAGAGGCGATGTCTTCTGTCTATTCCCAATAATAAGGAATCAAATTCCAAGGAGTGTGATATCGACGAAGATGGCTATAGCTATACATCCGTACAAGATGCGATCGACGATGAATCCACGCTCGATAACTCAGAGGATGAGCAGGAATGCATGAACATTTTCTTCATACTTCCTGGTAGAGTGCAATCTACAGACGGTTCAACAACGAAGCTGTCTTGGGTAGGAGAAAAGTCCAGATGGCCACAGTTCTTGACAGACTACCGTATCAATTCGGGGTTCAGACTCGGCATCGCTCATTTTGAAGATACCTATTTCTCGCTGTCGCTCTGTATGAAGAGCGGAATAGGTGCAACTGTCTTGGGAGCCTTGCATGATAACGGACTCAAAATAGACAATAAGAACAGTCTTCAGGTAAAGTTTAAAAGTGATGTCATCCCCGATCCGTCCAGAACATACATCATCCATAACAAGAAATTTGTATGTGAAAAAATAGAGATGGATGTCAAGGATGACCAGATAGATAAAATCTATGTAGGATATTTCTACATGATGTCGTAATCTCCGAGGAGACTAAAGCCCACCTTTAAAGTGCTTAGTCTCCTCGTTTACTTTCATCTGATTCTTGATATATCGGTTGGTCACCGATATATCAGAATGTCTAGCCTGGTCTTTGGCCACAACGATTCCCTGAGCATTGGCCAGATCTCTGATACCGGTATCCTTCAAGCTGTAGAACTGGTACTCTTTCGGAAAATTCAAGGCGGTTCGCATCTTGCCCCACTCTACCCTTATCTGATTGTAGGCAGCACGAGTCTCACCTGGTTTTAGGCTCTTCCCAAAGATGTAGCAGTGGCTAGGGTGCTCGAATATCTTCAGTTCTATCATCAGCTTCAGTATTTCGTCATTCAATGCCACCAGTCCATCCTTTCGGTTTTTGCTGATGGCAGAACTGATAAATACCGTCTGGTCCTTGATGGATACATCACCAATCTTTATCTGGGTCAGCTCATTCGGACGGATAAAGGTATAATACTCGAACAGACAGGCCAACAGAAAGTGTTTGTTGGCATCATACAGATATTCCTTCAACCTCTTCAGCGCCCCATCGGTCAGCGGATCCCTGAACTTCTCCGTCTGCGCAATGTTGCGAATATCGATGGCAGGATTCTCTGAGATATATTTTCTATCCATCAGCCAGGTTCCGAACGAGACGAACCATGAGCGGTAGTTATTTCTGGTTGTGGCAGATACATCACGGTCGTACATCAGATGATCCAGGAAGTCGATGGCGAAAGCTCTGTCTATCTGGTAGGCGTATTTGATGTTCTTGCACTCCTGGATAAACGTCTCAAGCATTTTAAGGCGGCTGAGGTAATCGATAGAGGTCTTTTCCTTCATCGACTTTTTATCAGTCATCGCCTTAATATAATCACGATATCTACTGAAGATAATTGGTATTTCCGTGAATTGGCGTGACTTGTCAACATTCACCCAAGGGTTCCATCCAGCCGTCAGTTTTGCGGTAATATTATGGATAAGGAGGCTGCCCATCATGCGCTTTTTCTGGTCTGTCTTATACTTGTTGAGCATATACTTCTTGCGCTTCATGGCGCCAGAAACAGGGTCGTGGGCATAAAAATCTACATACCAGTTGTTGCCCTTGGTATGCATAACCGGAAGCGTGAATCCTAACATTTCACGCGAACTGAGAAAATCAATTTCTGATGCATTCATTTTTTTTCATTGTCCGTTTTGCTGGCCAATGATATTATACTTCTGAAATGTCAATTCCGTCCTTGTTAAAAACGGAAAATCGGATAAGATGTTGTTGACCAACTTCTTACCCGATATTAGTTGCGGCGGCAGGACTCGAACATGCGACCTCCAGGTTATGAGCCTGGCGAGCTACCAACTGCTCCACACCGCGATATAATCAACTCATTTCTGAATTGCGAATGCAAAGGTACTACTTTTTTCGATAACTACCAAATATTTCTAGCAAAAAGTTACCATTTTAACTATGTTTTAACATTTAAAGTAAAAAAAGACCCTAAAACGGGAGTAAAATAGAGAATTTACTGATAAAAGAGAAAAAAAATAGAGCAAAACCAATAAGAGTAAAACAGGGCAAAAGAAAGGACAAAAACAAAGGCCGGAACTCAAAGCGCGGAAAACGTTGGGCTGAAAACAAAAATCCGACCCATCCTTTTCAGGATAGATCGGACATATCAAAAATCAATTAATTTTTCAAAAGATTCATGACTTTCTCGAAATAGCGCTGTGTTCTCTTCACACTATAGTGATTTCCACCATTCCAGGCACGAATCGCCTTCTCAATGCTATTAAGAGGATTGTGGACAGATTGAATTAGGAGAAACATCTCCTTAGACTTTGCGATGCTGAATCTATCAGCCAAAGAGAAACGCTTCTTGCTCTTGCGTCTCTTCAGGATGTCATTACACTCTGCCACTAAGATAGGGGTAATCTGCATAACACCAACAGAACTTCCACTCTTTGCTTTGGGGTTACCCTCACTCTCTACCTGGATAATCGCTTCCATCACTGGAGTCCAATCGAAATCATCAGTAGAGGATACATTTACATTCGTATCAGCCGACGCTGTACTTACCTTCATCATCAGCATCAGGATGCTGACTAATACCATTGTTATTCTCTTCATATTTTTTGTTTTATGGAACCTGAAAAGCTGAACTACAACATCAGTGATTTCGCGGTGGCAACTTGTGAGAAAAAGATAGGCTGCTCACCTCAGTTCCGTTAGATACCTTAACGGATATCAATCTATGCGAAAACGCACAACCATGCTATCCTTATTCTTATCGTTTGCAAAGATACAAAAAAAATCGAGATATGCAAGTAATACGTTGATTATCAGCGCATTTTTTAAATTCTTAAACACTTTATAACAAATATAATTGATATAAATCAACAAAAAAGCCCCGACTACTTTCGTAATCGAGGCTTCCTGATAAA